ACCAAGCAAAGACAAATCTGAGTAGATTAGCTAGCACTAGACAGCACTCAGTTTAGTCTTTTATTATATTAATTGTATTGCTCGCCCGTTCAACATCTCTATCATATATTTAAGTTTTTCCCCATGCTCTTGTCCAGAAAATCGCCCCGCTGCTCGGAATTCATGCAGACAAGTTTATTGGATAGTCGAAATATGTTGATGTTGTGGTTATTCGCCAAGCCTGTCTAGTGCACGTATGAGAGTTTCTCCAATCTGAGGCCTCCACCGAAGGACGTTATCACTTGTTGAGCCTGATACTTGTTCGCTAATGTGATCCTGAGACAGTCTCTGTGTCCTAACAAGTCAGCTGCGGTTGAAGAGCGTTGGAGCTTTGTCACTAACTTGTTCACTGCTTCGTCAGGTTGCATCTCCGCATACGTCTTCACAGAAACACCAGACAGTGTATTCATCTCTAACATCCTGCACGCAAGATTAGTGGAGGTGTCGGTATCAGACGCGGCCAGAACGGTGGTTAGGTACGGGTTCCTGGCGTTGTTGATTACCCACTCCTTCATCTTAATTGCGAAGCGTTGTGTGTTCAATGACTGTCCTGCGGTTCTGACAGATTGCGGAGCTCTAAGAAAGGCCTGTGGTGACTGTTCTCTCATTTTAGTGTTCAAGAGAGAGTTGATTAGCGGTGCATTGTCCTGGTAGTAGTGAGCGAAGGCTTTCAAGTTCCCAATGCTGCCCGACAAAGGGTTGAATGACTCGTTGGTGGCTATTTGCAGTATGGATCTAATGGACAAACCTCCTAGAGCGACCGGGAATATTGCACAGAGTACTTGAGTGTCACCGAATTCACCTTTGTAACCTGACCAGCGCTTCATTGTCTTATAGACTTCCATTATGTATGCGGCGTAAGTGGTTCGATAGGCAGATCCTGCTTTGATGGCACCTTGAGCTTCCCCGCTTATTGCATCTAGATCATCCATGATAGTGCGACCTGGAACGTCATTGAGCTTGCCGATACGCAAGAACGCTTTCAAGCCCGGAGTCACCTTAAAGCCTCTGAAGTAGACCTCGTTCAAGTATTGGAAAAGGCGTTCAGAAACGAAAGTTTTGTCCCAAGAGATAGAAAGTCCGACCATGTTATACACCTCTTCAATCTGCTCGATGCATTCCCAGATCTGTTCGTCGGTAGCCTTCCTGTCGAATTCCAGAGACATGCCCCCATCGTCGATCAATGCCAGTAATCTTGCCCCTTTAGTCAGCAACCCTTTTCTTCTGCAAACTGATATGGCGTAGGACATCACTTCAATGTGCATAGCGGTGTTGGTCTTTGCGTCGTAGCCTTCCAAGTCCTGGCCTGGGTTGATGTACTCGTGATGGATGTTGTGCTTCAAGAAGGCGAGTCTAGAGTTTGTGGTCACTTTCAGTAGTTCGTTAATGTGTGGCAATCCGAATGCGTATGCCCATTGTTCATAGGACAACTTCTTGAGCTCTGGATTCATCCTGGGAGACCACTTGTCCAAGTCGAAAGATACGTAGACTTTCCTGTTCAGTTCCAAGGTAGTTGACGCAATCTCGTGCATTCGAATTGACAGGTCTATGTCTGAGATCCCTGCACTGTTCCCGGCTTTGACTCTCAGGTAGTCTGCGACGTTGGCCTCTTTCTCGGACATAAGGATACGCTGAGCATCGTTCGCCATGTAGAACAACCGTCCATCCTCCTTCTTGGACTCAGGCTTGATTGCGGTCAATGAGACATAGTCGAAGGTTTCATTGTGATTCAGAATCTGTTTTCTCAAAGTCGTCAAAGATGGTATTCCGGGGTCCAGGAGAAATCTAGCGATCTGGTTCTGTTCATAGATCGGGAGATCCTTGTATTCTGCAGCAGTGAGATCTTGCGAGAGCCGGTTGGGGGCCATTGTCTTGTCTTTCCGTAACTCATGCTCCGAGAAAGAGTAGTCCTTGAAGATGAAGCACCCCTCATAGTCAATGTCCTGGATCTGGGTGTAAGGCACGTGAACAGGCTCCATATCTGGATAGGTTTGATGCCAGTCTTTGAACGTAGCAGACTCTTTGATTTGACCCGGACACCTCCCATGGCGATCGTAATAGTTCCTTATCATGGACCAGGACCAGTACAGCTTGAAGTCCTCTATGTTGATGTCTAAAGATCTAGGAGTCTTCATGGGATGAGGATTGTAATGCATCTGTTTGTTCTTGTTCATTGCCGAGTAGATGCAAAAGTCCGGGACAGGTAGGATTTTCCTGATGCTGCAGATCTCCAGGGCTTCCCGAATCTTTAGTGGGTTTAGAATGCTTAAGAACTCTTGTAATGGGAACACTTTGTCGTAGTATCCGTCAAAGCCTTTGTTCATCTGTTGTTGAAGAGATCTGTCTGCGAGTTTTCCTGCGTGCGAGGCAAGGTAGATGTATTGTCCAATGTCCATGCTCCTGCAGATTGAGTTTAATGTCTTATGGTTACCGTTTTTGAAAGATCGAATGAGAAGCTTGAATGTCTCGTTCGCGGCAGCAACTAAGCGTGATGACAGGGAATCTTGTCTGTCAGCGTATGTGGTTAGGTACTCGTATACCCTCCCTGTCGATTCCAATAGCTGACTTAGCCTAGTGAGGTCTTTGTTTAGAAGGACATAGGACTTGACCTGAGCCCTGTGCTTTGCCCGGTTGACCAGAATTGTGATGTTCCTGTGCTGGTACGCTTCCCAGGTTGAGTGGCGTGAGTTGAAGATGGCCTGCTTGTCGATATAAGGGAGAGGGGCGTTCCTGCGCTGAGCGGCTTTGACATGACGGCGATACGACTTGAGCCCTTTTGCAACTTTGAGGTGTCGAATGGCTTCAGCGGCTTGGTACCAGTAGAAAGGGTTCTCATTGGAGTCCTGATCCCAGGAATTGTATGCTGACTTTGCCCAGACTTCCCACTGGAGCGGACTTGCGTAGTTGGCCGGGCCCATCGCCTGGAGTAGCTTTCTGGAGAAACTGATGGCCTCGACTTCGTCATATTCTGCTTTAAACTTGATGCTCCGATCCCAGAAACTACAGAAGAGCTGGTATACTGCTGAGATCCCACATACTGGCTCTGGTATTTCAAGGAATCTTTGCTCGAAACTGCGGTCTCTACTCTGCCCGAACTTGTACGCAATACTGCGGATGAGATATTTGTCCTTAATGACTGCATCCTTGAAGTTGCCCACTGGTGCATTGCAGGGAAATTCACCGTAATCGTCAACGTCAAAGTTACATAGGGCTTGAACGTTACGGTGAGCGCAATGTATTGGGCTAACATGTTGGGTGACGGCAATAAGAGGTTCACTGCGATAGTGAGGATCACTCCAAACAGACATGGCATACTGGTGTGGTGATAAAGTGTGTAAGGTTTGGAAATAGGTTGTGTACTTGTTGTTTTGGTTGAATTGGAATGTCTACGAGAACGTAGGGTCGAAAATGTTATAAAATGAAAGATATCTAACTATCTTTGAGTTGGGGCAGGGAAGATCGAAGCATCTTGGCTTGGTC